GCTATAATCATGGCTTCACAATGTTATGTTTAAGACTTTCCTCGATGTTGTTCGGGTCGAACTTGTCGAAAGGAATGATGTGCGTTTGGCTTATGGAACCAAATCCTTGTCCGCTGCGCTCCACGTCGGGGTCTATCCCTATCACTACATCGTATTTGTGTTTTCGGTTGTATGTGGCTTGTTCTTCCATTATATTTTGTCTTTTTATCAGAAAAGTTTCTTTTGTATCGATTCGCATGATTTGTCCGTGAACAGTTTTCGGAATATGTGGAAAAGGACATCTACGACGATACTGTTACCTGCCATCACATATTGCCGGCTGTCGCTTATTCCCGCATTTTGAATCTTGTTTATATCCGATTCGCTGACGCCCATTAACCGGGAACATTCTCTCGGTGTCAGCCTTCTTATCTTTTCCAGACACAGAAAGTTATTTTCCTGTGGCTTCGGACTCGGCGAACAGTCCTACATCGGTAATGAAGTGTTCGACGACTTCTTTCATCTCTCCTTTGCTGTTCTCTTTTTCTACTTTCAGTTTGATTTCGTAAAACATAATGATTCGTATTTATCTATATTGATTTTAGCATAATGATTCCGATACTATCGCTGTCGTCGCTTTTAACGAGCAAAGATTTATTGCCTTCCGAAAGCTGCATATATGCGTCATCAAAATTGAATAGAGCTTTTTCAATCTTGGAGAGTAACGAAGGATCTATCCGCAACTTTGTGATTCCCTCTGTGCTCTCTTTTAGATGTTCTGAAATTACATTCTCCATTTCAGGGTATTTATAGACTTCGGAGAATGGGTATATAACTTTTTGATTGTCATACAATATACATTCAAACCCCATGTCCGTAACTTGTACCATATCGTAAGAGAGGATAGACTTGTAGGCTTTTGAGCCTATAAACTTGCCATCGAGCTTTTCTATTTCTTCATCGGTGAATGTGGAACATTCGGATAGATTGTTTTTTACCAAGATATGTGTATCGCTTGCACAAGCATAACCATCTTTAAAATGGATATATGAAAATACAGGTCTGAAATAGTCGTTTCTACTGCATGCCAAGTCCATTCTTAGGTCTTTGTTGAAATTATGTCTAGTCTTCATCGCTTTTATTCTTATCGGTTAAAAACTTCTTTGAACTTGGGATTCCCTACCGCATTCCTGCGGACACCAAAGTCACTATCCTTTGTCAATTCAAACAATACTTCTAAGGGCGTGTTGGGATTCCCTGCTGCATAACGGCGGACATCAAAGTCACTATCCTTTGTCAGCTTAGTGAGTGCCTCGACGGGCGTGTTGGGATTACATGCCACGCTAACGCGGACATCACAGTCGCTATTTAAGATCTCATTTTTGTCCATTGTATTTCTTGTTTAATCGTTTGACTTTATTTCTCATCAATCTTGCCAGCTCTTTATGCCGGTAGTCGTCGGACTTTTCCAACGCTTTTGCCGATCTTTCCAGCAGGCTGACGATTGACTGTATTTCATAGTCTTTCATGAATTGATTATTTCATTGACTAATTCATCGGCTTCGTATATCCTTTCGGCTATCTTCTTGAAGGTGTTATCATCTGGATATATCCGTCTGATAAACATGGAGGGCTTCTCGAACGGGTTATATACGATGAAATCGCACCAATCGGCTTCAACGCACATGAGTTCGGACATGATTTGGTAATAGTACTTAGGCTCCGTGGACAGGAGGGTATCATTGTCCTTTATCTTGTGGAAGTATTTGGCGTATGTGGCCGTTCCCACGCTTTTTATCTCGATTACCCCTTTTTCCCGCTTATTCTCATCGTAATAATATCCGTCGGGGCTGGCTGCGAAATGGGCGATGGTGGGGTGTTTGCACAGTCCTACCTCGACGACACGGCGGCCTGTTTTAAGTTCGTATATGCGCCGGGCATCGGGCTCGTTCTCCGTTCCCCATCGCATCTGTTTCGAGGATATGTCGGTTTGATAGAGGTAACTTTCGAAAACCTCGTCGTCCTCGAACAGCAGGGGGTTGAGCATGCGCTCTCCTGCTACTTGGTAGATGTAGCTCATGGCGCATTCCCCGAACCCGTTTCCGCTTCGGTTCGCTTTCATCAGGTCGCCTATGCGGCTGCCCGTGAAACAGCCGAGGCGCTTCCTGTACCATTCAAGAGTCCTTTGCGCTTCCATCACTCAAACAGTCCTTGTCCGTTGACATTTTCAGATTCCGGTTGCTCGACTGCTTCGACGGCCATCTCCCTCAGACGGTCGGTAGCCGTATCGTTGTCGACATATTCGATTTCCACTTCGTCCACGCTGGTGTCTTGCTGTGTCAAATCTCCCTTTATCGTGGCTTGGTCGAAAGTGATAGCCCGTTGCATTTCTATCGATTTGGGAGCATATTTGGCGAGCAGAAGTTTTAAAACCGTCTTCCGTGCCATCGTGTCGAAGTCGTCTTTCCATACGCCGAACCCTTTCTTGTAGGATTGGGAATACTTCTTGGCATGCGCCTCGACTTCCCCTACTGTCATGTAGTGTGTTTTCTCGAACCCGTTCACAAGACGGAAATAGGCCATATAGCCGATGACCTTGTCGGAGGTCTTTGAATCCTCGTCGAAGATGTATTCGCCCGTGAATTTATTCTTCTTGACAAGCTGACCCTCATAGACCACCTCGTCTATGAGTGACGAGAATTGTCCGCTTCTGAGGCATAGCTCTATCAGTCCCTTGTACATGAGCTGGAATTGTGCTACTGTCGTCCTCATCTTGGAGTCGTAATAGGGAACGATGGCCGATAGACCCAAGTTGCTATTGATAGGCAGGTCGAGCGTGGCGGCTATGACCGCCGAGTTGAGTATGCTTTGGGGCTCGGCCGTTTGGAGCATGGTGTTCCCGTTGACGGCTGAAATGACCGAGGAGATGAATCCGGGGGCTTTCTTCCCCAATATCTCGTTAAATCTTGTCTTGACCGAATCGCCGTTCAACAGGCTCTTTAATTGTGGTAATGTCGTTGTTGCCATTGTTGTTTTATTTTAAAGGGTTATGTTTCTTTTTATACACCGCATATCCTCCCGGACGGGCGGTGAATATGCTTGATTTATATGGAACTATAATTTATTTCTTATCGGTTTGTTGTTGCCCTGAAAGAGCCATCGATGACAGTGCGAACAGGGATATACTTATCACTAGTTGCCAAAGGTTGGTATTGATGAGCGAAGCGACTACCCCGAATATCGAGGAAAGC